GGTTGAGCTGACTTAATAGGACGTGCATCCATATTATCATCAATGCTTGTACTATGTGCTTGTGGTTTTGTTTGCCCTTGGGATCCCATGGGACCTCCTAGTCCAAGCACCTTATTAAGCTTCTGTTTTAGTTCATCATACGACTTGAAATTCGACGGGTCTAAGAAGGGCTGCAGCTTGTGCTCTGACTTCCATACCTTTTCCATACCTTCGTCATCATCAAGAAGAGGTGCAGGAGAATCAAATTCTGACTTATCGTAATTACGATAGCCTTCTACATTACGAATCTTAAGTTTGAAGTTCGCTCCTTCCCAAAGATCGAAAGGATTCATAGACTTCTCATCCTCAAACTCTGGATTTAAAGCAGCATTAATTTTCTCATAGATCTTTTTACCATACTTGTAGAGAAAAACTTTACCTTCATTTTCTGGGTGCGCTTTATCACTAACAACGTAAATATTAGAGATGTAAGCTAGTCTGCGCTTTTGCTTACGAACGATATCTTTGTTTGCTTCAATACCAGAATCCCAGAGTTGTTTATTATACTCAGATACTGGATCATCTTGCCCGAGAGTGGTTAAAGACTTTTCAATGTACCATCCTCCTGGTCCTTGAAATCCATGATCCCAGATACGAATAAATTCTACATCCTCACCAGATGGTGCAGGAAGAAACCGGATAACAGCATAACCGTTACCAGCCTTATCTACCTCAGGCTTCCAGAAGCGATCATCGTCCGATCCCCCCTGATTGTTGTTACCTTGTAGTTTTTGTACTTCTTGTTGAAGTGCGTCTAAACGCGATTGACGTGACTTGCGTAATGCGGTAAAATCATTTGCCATTGTATGCTCCTTTTAAGCGATGTATGCGATGTATAACGTCTTGTCCACTTTAACATAACGATACAGTATTTATATTAACTGTTTCCATTCCATTTTTCAAGCATTATGTTTTTCATCTTGTGGATGTCGTATTTAAAAAACGGGCTGTATTTAATGCACTTCATATGTAATGAAGGCCAGATTATTGGATCGATTATGTTCTTATTCCAGTGATTAAAATAACCAATAATATCGTTTATTACTAGAAGTGATTCAATGTTAATCTCACCTCTTAGATACTTTTTTAAGAGAGGAGGATGTTGTCCGTCAGGAACTAGGATTTCTTTATTAATGTCATCATCAAGTTTGGAAACATCCTCCTTAAAAAGATAAGTTGCTGACTCCCTTACTTTAAGTAGTTGTCTGTAAAGTTTATCTGATTCTTCATTATTAACGAGGTTACCAACCCACGCATCACCTCGATAAACAAAATTAGCAACTAGATAATCTACAACGTCTTTACGTTTAGATAGTTTATGGAAGAAGTACTTGTCTGCTCTTTTTTCAAACGCTTTATAACCCGCTCTTGTCTTTCCTCCATACTTAAAATAATCGTAGTTCTTAGATGTAAAGTGATTTTTTAATGCGCAGTAAATCTTATATGCTTCAAAAGCGTCCATTCTTAAATAGGTATCCTTGTTGACGAATGTATCGTTCTCTCATAGTAGACGCCTGTCTCATATCATTAGTTCCGTCTACCAGAAGACTAAAATTATTATACTCCATAACCCCCAGCCAATACTCAAACGGTTTACAATTAACATGGTGATGACCTGGCTGGCCGGGCAGTGCATGGGTCATAGCAACGTACTTACAATGCTTAAACGTCTCTATAAAGTTTGGCATAAATTCAACATCTACATGCTCTACGAACTCTACGCTCCATCCAAGATCAAAGGTAGTTTTAGGAATAAAAGATCCTTTAGCAAAATCATGAATGGTAATTAACTCGGAGGCTTTCTCTGTACGCTCAACCTTATCATCACCGTCAATACCGATCACACATAACTTTTTACTATCAAACAGTTCAACCATGCCCCCTGGTCCACATCCGATATCGAGTACAGACTTAATGTCAAACGTTTTAATTAAGTAATCAACCGCACCCTCATCGAGGTGTGTTTCGTTCTCATGTCCGCCTAGATGGGCAGCAAGACCATCAGGGTGGCCTGGAGGAGCACTGGGAGGAGTATAAGAAAATTGATAATCACTCATAATGGTAGTTTCCTTGTCTTGGGCAAATAATTTAAATCTTCAGCCTCGGTCTGAATTTTTGCTTTCATCTTAGCACTACCTTTGATGAGTGAGGCCGCGGTTTCAATTTCGATGCTGTTTTTCTCACAGTAGTAGATAACAGCATCAATGTATTCCATCTTCTTTTCAAGCACAAGAGCATCAATTTCTTTCATGAACTGTGCGGGCGTTTTTAGAGAATTAATTTCCATGCTATTTGTAGAAAATATGGTCCTCTATTGTAACGGTTTTCTTAACATTAGTCCAGCGCGGTTTAACATAGTTGGCATGAAAGTATAAAGCACCCATAGTTGGATCATGGGCCGGGCTGTACTTCTCTGCTATAAATTTAGCTGCATTTTCACTTTCAATCCACTGGGCATGATTTAGCTTTGGTCTAGTTACACACGTCCACGAGAACTGACATACTTTGGTTTTTTCATAAACTACTTTACAGACATTACTAGGAAAATCGGAATGAAAAAGTCGATTTATAGTAACATATCCTACTGCAACTTTACCTGCCATAGGTTGATTGCCTGCCTCAAAGTAAATATTTTCTACTAGGCAATGGTATTCATTCTCTGTAAGTTTAACTCCCATATCAAAGTCGTAATGTTTAACTACCATGTTATGGGTAATAAACACTGTGGCCGAGATACATGCTGTAATGGCAAAAAGAGTTGCCAGAGGTTTATAAACTTTTACTTTATCAAATTTAAATCTATCAAAGGTCGGCAATTTATTAGCGATCCAGATCTTAGCTGATCGTAACATATACATCTCCTTATTTTGATTATTGTACTGCTGTATGGCGCAAGGCCATTTGAAAGCATTTTTTCATGCTTGTTGAGGGAAGATAGGATGATTTAGTCATCCTATCTTTTATGTAGCTATCTAATTACTGCATACGTCTGAATTCTCGCTGAGCTTCCCTTTCAATATTGACGCTTTTAATCTGAGGCATGCTAGGATTCTTTACTGCATTATCAAGAGGCATATAGACTCGAACAAATGCTCGATAGTATTCTCCCTCCTTGCGTAGTAGAACTTTATCTCGAGTTACTTTCGAAAGGTCAATATTAGGAGTAACAATTCGTGTAGTTTGAGCAGTTACTTTATCGGTTCGAGATGTATCATTAGCTTGAACGTCTTTTGCATAATTACGATTAACGTTACTAGTAATGCTTGAGATATAGATTGCAATCTCACGCTTGGCATTCATCATAGCTTTATCGATAGCAAAGTTAGCGTCAGAAGAAAAGTCTGTACCGGAAACAAATATAGTACCGTCCTTAACTAGAAGACTCATATACCACTCAGGGTAAATAAAAGAGTTAGACTTAGACTTCTCTACTTCGATAAGTTTATTAGAGTCAGCTAGCTTAGCGTTATAGTCTTCAGACTTCTTAATCGGACTAGAAGAACATCCGACAATAGCAACGGTAGATAATGCAATTAAGATTTTTTTCATAGTATCACCTAATAATAAAAACTTCCTTTTCAAGTACACGGCGGGATCCTGCTGGCAAATGATTTATAACTTCTTCATATGTTGTATGCTTAAGCATTCTATTACTGAAATCAACTCGTTGTTTGGATAGTACTAAAATAAACTTTTTATGGTCTCTTGTCTTACCATTATCTAACCAAATGCGATATTCAGGCAACTGTCCTCCAGATTCAGTATAGAGGTAATCGGACGGATTACGTGGATATATCATCTCAGTATGCTTGCCATGCTGTAGAAAGATATACACGTATACAGGGGTATCAACGTTAAGAGATAACTTAACGTTCTCTCCATGCATGTAGTCTTCTTTTCCACGAATAGAAGCTTTAATATAACTATTCTGACCGGTAATCGCAGTTATCTCTACTGTGCAACTATTTTTATTACGGTCTGTATTCTTACTTACTACTGAGCGGACGTGTCCGTTATGATATACGGAAGTTACTGCCCTGCTTGAGCACGTGGCTAGATCCTGCTTTGACATTGATGGTGTAACTTCTTTACAAACGTTTGTGAAGTTAGACTCAACTACACCTCCGTGAACTTTAATTGCAATGTCTTTATACGCTTTAATCTCAGCTATTTGACACGCTACATCTATTGGTTCGTTATTCGTTATGGTGTGAGTTCCTATACCCGTAATCGAACTAGCGATAGCAGTCGTAGGTAGTAAAGCAAGAATCAAAGGTTTAAATTTCATAATATAATTATAGTAAATCGGAGAAATTAAATCTACAGATTAATGACTGTTTTATTCTGTTGCCAAGAAAAACAGTCTAAAAACTCCGGCTATCCTAATCAGGCTGCCAGTGCAAATCTTTCATCGTTTGCATTTATTACATTTCACTTTTAACGTCTATCTGGTGACGGATCGTCCATCTCTCTACTCTTTGCCCTGTCGAAACCTTGTCACCCCCAATGAAACATACTGTCTACACTCACTTACGATTTTATACGTAACCAGCGGTAGTGCAAAACCTGCTCATGCGTTTTTACAATATGCTTCGGTGGAGGTGGGGGGAATCGAACCCCCGTCCAGAACACCTTTCAATTAACTTCATACGATCATAAACTATTTATAGTTTAAAACAACTTTCAAAGTATGCTGGACCAGATAACTGGGTTAGCTCGTTCTAGGCATCCGGTGTAGGCAAAACATTACTGCTTGCCAGATCCAACATACTAACCATTAAATATTACTTCTTTGCTGCTTCCTTCTTTACTTCCTTCTTTTCCTCTTTCTTCTCTACCTTCTTTTCAGCTTTAGGAGCTTCTGGTTTGGTAGGATGATCTTTCTTTGGTTGAGCAAAGGATGTAGTTGCAAAAGCGGTCATAACTGCGGCAATTAAAACTTTTTTCATAAAATTCTCCGTTAATTAAATTGTACTCGTCATCCTTAAGTAGCCCAGGTCTACCAAAGGGTAGAGGGTACTACATCTAGCTTAGACTTAACCTAGATTGTAGCGCCCTGTACTTATAAAATCAACTATGCTGCTTCTGCGTACTCAATAGCTTTCTCAAGAGCTTTGACCTTAAGTGTTTTATTAGGTCCGTACCATGCGCTTGAAAGACGTGAGTCAGCCGAACGCCCTACTAAGTGATCGGTCATATAAGTTACAGCGTTGAAAGGTTGCCACCACGTACCTTCTGCAAACTTTGCACCTGGCTGTTTGTTAAGAACATCAAGAGCTCGGAAAGCATTGCGAGACATTTCCTTTTCTTTACTCGACATAGCAGGAAACACTTCCATAAAGTACTCTTTAACTTTCTCTGCTTTGTACTTTTTAGATCCTAGGAATTGAGCCATCTCTTTGTATTTGGCTAGTTTATGAGTTGCAATTCCTAACTGCTCTTTAACCTTTGCAGCATCAAAAGCCGACCGATGCGATACTTTAACCATATTGTCATTTTTTGATGCTAGACTTAAAGTTAAAGTATTATTGCATACAACTCGAACAGGAGTAAAACGAACGTCAATAGATTGACCAAACTTATGAGGATTAGTAAAGAGTAAGTAAGAGTCTACCTGATCGCCCTTGAACAATTCAAAAGAATCTTTAACCTTTGCTAAAGCCCAAACAATCTGACCTTCTTTCAGTGATCCTGCTGTATGCATTTCAAGATCTCCTGTGCGACAATATTCATCAAAGAACTCAAATGCTTCTGCGTTCTGAACTGGATTCCAGTCGCTAGAAACAACATCGAGAATCTTATCATCAGTATTACGTACTAATGCTGACCAACCTACGTTTACTTTTTTATCTTTAATAGTAGCAAATGCTGGAACTTTTTGTACTTCCCAGTCAACTTTTGCTTTCTTTAACATCTGTGCTGGTGACAGATCAGCAGGAACTTTTTCGCCTAACCCGTGCCATGGTACAGATCCTGCATACGCCATTGTTTCAACTAAGTGTGCCATTACAATTTTCCTTTATAGACTTTGAACAAACGTTGATGCTGCTGTCCACATTACTTCAGCCAAATACGGCTTACATAAAAGGACTCCGACTACTGCTCCTACTAAAAACTTACCCATTACTAACTCCTTTTTGCTCTATCATTTTATTATTATAACGAGAATAAAAAATTAAGGCAACAAAAAAAAGCCCGCGAATGCGGGCTTAGTCATATATTTAGTCATACGTCATTCTAAATCATTTCGAATTTTCCCTCCAAGTTTTTGAATGACTTCATCGATACGAGTCCTCCAATAACTAGGAACAAAACATCTAAGAGTGTTTAGAAACTTGACTAAATCTTTACCTTCCATGCTATGACTTATCTACAAATGACTTCAGCTTCTCGGCTTCCAACAAGATTTGCTGGGTGTCGGGAAACTCAGGAACTTCAGTGATGGGTAGATTACGCTTGTCGGCGTTTGATTTAACAACTTCCCAGTTAGTGTAGTAACGCTGGTTAAGTTGATCTTGAGCGAGCTTGATAAGCTCGAGACGGATTTCATACGGAGTTTTAGCTGTCATGGTACTTCCTTTCTGTGTTGTGTGTGTAGTGCCAGCTTATGCTGGCTTATTATATAGCTGGTACCCCGGGAGGGACTTGAACCCCCGACCAAGCGATTATGAGTCGCCTGCTCTGACCGACTGAGCTACCAGGGCAATTTTTAACTGTTTAGAACTTTTGCAACGGAGTTTATTACTGCTGCTACTCGACCAACATCCCTTAGTTGTTCAATTGTCATACCTTCTTTACGAAGGGTGTCATAATGTGCTTTAACACAGAAATGGCACTTACCAACAATAGATGCGGCTAGGGAGTATGTTTCAAAGTTTAGTTTGGTAGTCCCGCCGTGTGTGGCAATTGCATTCATTCTAAGCTGGGCTGGAAGGCCCTTAAGCTGTTCGTCTTCGGTCATTTCAACGTAAGGATACCATACATTGTTTTGAGCCATAATAGCAGATGCTATTAGCGCGGCGTCTCGTTCTTTGGTATCTTCAATACCTGACTGTATAAGTGAGACGAGTTTTCCATTACCTGTTGCCATAGCTGCGGCAAGCGCGCAACCAGAAGCCATCCCAGCGTCAATAGTAGAACGATTAATAACGGCATCCAAATTAAGTCTTGTGTCTTTAGCATATTCCGGTAATGCCTCCTTTAATTGATCGACCCAACTCATAGAGTCTCACCGCCGACGGTGCGGTTGCATGCACATAGTTCCCCAGTTTGAAGAGCATCTAAAACACGTAGCGTTTCCTCAGGAGAACGTCCAACATTGAGATTGTTAACTGTTACATGTTGAATAACATTATCTGGGTCAACAATAAATGTAGCGCGCAATGCAGCACCCGCGGGATTATAAAATACACCAAGCTGTTCTATTAAAGATTTTTCCCAATTACGTTGGGTGTCAGCAAACTGGATGTGCCTAATTTTAGAAAGATCAGGATGAGCTTTCTGCCATGCGAGCTTGCAGAACTCATTATCAGTGGAGCCGGTTAGTAGCACAGCATCCCTATCGGCAAAGTCTTGAAAAAGCTTATCATATGCTACAATCTCTGTCGGGCAGACAAATGTAAAGTCTTTAGGATAATAAACAATTATTTTCCACTTATAATCAAATGATTTTTCCGTAATGTCAAAAAACTGGTCGCTACCAGGATTCACTCCAGTTACTACAAAAGGTTCTAACTTATCGCCTACTGTTTTCATTTTTTCTCCAATTCATAAGAGCACCATTGCTCTATCATAAAATATATATTCTATTAACTACTGTGTATTAATAGTTTTAACAAATAATTGTTTTAATGGCAGCCATTGAAAAAATTAATAATGGCCTGACTGGCAGGGATCGAACCTGCGACCCACAGCTTAGAAGGCTGTTGCTCTATCCACTGAGCTACAGTCAGATATCTATTTCAAAGCAGGCTTGTCTAATGCTTCTAAAACACAGTCTTCCGTAGATAAGATATCTTGATAGTCGTCTTTGTATGAATTAGGGCTGGGTAAGTCACTATAATGATCCCAGTTATCTTTTTTAAAAATC